AATAATAAGCCTTTTTAGCTCAGGGGTAGAGCAACTCCTTTGTAAGGTGTAGGTCGCTGGTTCGAGTCCGGTAAGAGGCACGTTGGAATCATAGCTCATTAGGTAGAGCGCTCGGCTGTTAATCGCGCGGTTAACCGAGAGGTCCTCAGTTCGATTCTGAGTGATTCCGTCTGGATTTGTCGTCCAACGGTCAGGACACTTGACTCTGACTCAAGAAATGGATTCCTCCCAGATCCTTTTGATGGGGTGTCGTCCAACGGTTAGGACATTGGACTTTGAATCCAGGAACGGGTGTTCGATCCACCCCATCCCAACACACAAGCACCGATGCCGGAGTGGTTAACGGGGGAGATTCAAGACCTCCTGACGCAAGTCGCAAGGGTTCGAGTCCCTTTCGGTGCATTTGCGTCCATAATTCAATGGTAGAATACTGGTCTTCCAAACCCGCAACTCGGGTTCGATTCCCGATGGACGCACTGATGAGTACGCAATCCCGTACTCATCTGTTTTCCCATGTCGTCTAACGGCTAGGATATCCGGTTTTCACCCGGAGGGACGGGGTTCGATTCCCCGCATGGGAACTTCCGTACCGCCTTAACTCAGTTGGATAGAGTATCGGCCTTCTAAGCCGAATGTCGCGGGTTCAATTCCCGTAGGCGGTGCACAAAATCATCATAGCTCAGTTGGTAGAGCGTCGGCCTTTTAATCCGAACGTCGGGGGTTCGATCCCCTCTGGTGGTACACATATGAGTTGTCAAACGGCACTTCATACCTGTAAAATGGATTGGTGTTTCTGGTAAGGCATCAGTACCACACACAGAATGAACAACAACTATAGCAACAAGGCTGCACTGATTATGGAGGACGCGCTAGACGTGCTGAATGCTTTGGAGAAGGCAGGCACCAAGCTAGAAATGCAGATCCAGAACGCTGCAGAGACCAGTGCGGACACGCTGATTTTCATGAAGGCCCTTGCGGACATGCGAGTGCAGATGAAGAACACGGTACAAATCCTACGCTCCGAGTGCCAGGACTCTGACAGTGAGTGGGAGTGCGAGTCGAGCGCTAGCGAGTCGGATGATGAGTACGATAGCGAGTCGGATGATGATGATGAGTGCGACTGCCACTGCGACTGCGAGTGCGAGTGCCGCTGCGAGTCCGACTGCGAGTGCAATCATGCCACGGTTGTAGTCCTCCCTGATTACATTGATACGGCGATGGCGGTGTTTGCAGTGCTCTCGTGGGTGTTTCTCTTTCTGGCCGTCAAGTCTACCGTGAAAAACGAATTGTGAATGGATGTGGAAGGGTGGAGGTAACCTGATAAGATGTTCTGGAACACTATCTGCTCAACGCTCGGTGTGGCGGATAACGTGAGCTTCAACATCTACCCAAACGCAATGGTGTACGACATTGAGGAGGTTGAGGACGACCCCTGCGATGTAATGTATGAGGACGACGAGCCGCGCGACGTGCGCGTCTACGTGTACGGCGACGACGTGGAGATTGAGGAGGACGAGGAAGAGGAGGACTACGACTACGACTTTTAAAAACACCAAAAAGACAAAACAACAACTCCTACTTTTTCAATGTACTTTTCACAGGGGCGAATTAGAATACACAATATGGACGATTGGTCGGGGTATCGCAGGTTGTCTATTGGATGGATGAATGACAGTCCTGCGTACATCCACCCGCGGATTCTGTTTGGACCCGGCATCTTTTTGGACAGAGAGTTTGTGGAGACGCATGGCATCACACACGTTGTGAATTGTGCAGCGGTAGAGGACAGTCCCGCGTGGTTCCGCAAACTGTATCCTCGCCGGTACGTGACGCTGGGTGCCCCCGACGACCTACAAGCAAACATCCTAGAGTGGTACCCTGCATTTGAATCCGCAATCCAGTCGTTTTTGAAAGACCCGGCGTGTGTGAACGTGTATATCCATTGCCAGTGCGGCATCAACCGCAGCGGGTTCCTTGCAGTGGTGTTTGCGTGTAAGAAACTGGGGTACCCGTACGCCGACGTGGTAAAAAGCGTGCTGTCGCAGCGCCCGTGTGCCCTAACCAACCCATCCTACAAGCGCCAAGTCAAAGAGGCATGTATTTAGAGAAGAGACGAGTCATCAGTACTAACTATGGAAAACGTGTTTCGTACAAAAAAGTACAGGGAGAATGCGTCTCATTCCAAAACACAGGACATGGTGTCGGGCACGCTCGACTCGCTGCACCAGGCAACCGTGTGTCAGATTCGCAGCACCAACGCTGACGACCTACATAGCAAGCACACTGGGGTTCTCAACACCCTTGCGTCCATTGAATCCTCGCCCGACTTGATGGATATTTTAACAGTGTCCAAACTGCGGGACGAGTTGAAACAGATTGAAGTACAACTCACCCACACAAACGCACTGGAGGAGTACTACACCCGGAACGCGGACATTATGCTACAGTACTACGGCGGGGCGTCGCAACCCGTGTCCGTGCCCGCCGCTGCACCCACCGACCAAAACACCTTTTTAAAGTACCTCCACCCCAGTGCGTCCGTGGACATGAACGGCGTGTCAAAGAAGGAGCTGTTTAACCAGTACGCCGCCCGCATGAAACTAACCACCGTGCCTCCCGAGGAACGCACCAGCACGCAGGTAGAGCACTGCGACAGGTGTAACGTGGCACGCGAGGAACTGAACGCCGAGGGCATGCTCGTGTGTCCCAGCTGTGGGTCGGAGGAGTACATGATGGTGGTGTCCGACTTTCCCAGTTTCCGTGACCCGCCCAAGGAGCGAAACAACTACGCGTACAAGAAAATTAACCACTTGAATGAGATTTTGAACCAGTTTCAAGCCAAAGAGTCAACCATCATTCCCGAAGAGGTGATGAACGATGTCGTGTGTGAAATCAAAAAGCGCCGCATACAGAATGTTGCAGAGCTCAATGAGAAGGACATGCGAGAAATCCTAAAAAAGCTAAACCGAAGCAAGTATTACGAGCACGCCACCCACATCCTATCCCGCCTCAACGGCAACCCCCCACCCACCATCACCCCTGAAATAGAAGAAAAGATACGCACCATGTTCCAAGAAATCCAGGCCCCCTTCCTGCTGTACTGCCCCGACGAACGCACCAACTTCCTGTCCTACTTTTACATCCTGTACAAGTTTTTTGAGCTGCTAGAGCTTGACGAGTACAAGGTCTACTTTCCCCTGCTCAAATCCCGAGACCGCCTCATCGCCCACGACGATATATGGAAGAAGATCTGCGACTACCTAAAGTGGGAGTTTATACAGAGCGTCTAAGCCAGCACCTTCTTCAGCACAAACTTCCACAGCAGCACAAACACCAGACCGTGCACCACCGCCTGGACCAACAGGCTCGCTCCCGGGGGCAGCGACAGCACCACACCGGGCGTCAACACAACGAAGAGGGCAGCAATCAGCAGCAGTTTCTTCCACATTTTTGTATATTTACTTGCGAGATTTTGTTTTGCGGGGACCGTGCTTCTTGTTGCCGCGATATGTTCGTCTGCGTCCGCCTCCCACCTGTCGTGCCAAAATAGTTGCACCAGGCATCACGTTTTTAGAGTAGTCCCGCACGGGGCCTGCTCCGAAAATGAACTGGATATTCTCGGGGTTCAATCCCTTCATCGCCGCGTACTTTGCACGCACCGCCTCGTACGTGCTGCCGTCCGTGATGTCAATCGGCACCTTGTCTTCGCCCATCTTTACGTTGACAAACGTCTCCTCTGGTTCCTCCTCCTCCTCTTCGGGCGCCCCCGTGGACCCAGCAGGGGCAAGCGTAAACGGCGTCATGGTAAACACGGTGAGGTCGGAGCCCGCCTGGCAGTGAAGTTGGCTCATGACAGGGCCGCCCGCGAGAACCGACGACCTTGACGCTGCGTGTTTCAGCACCTTGTCGGTAGCGGTGATTTCCCACAGGACGTGCGTGGGAATGTTGGCGATCTGTTGGAACGTTTCAAACGGGATGTAGAACCGGGACGCGAGGGCAATCTCAACGTAGGGTTGTGAGTATATGTCCTCTGGGTCAAACGTGCCGTACTGCCCATCGTCCATTGCAAACTCGCGCGTACACTCGTAAAATATGCCCTGTCCCTCCTTGATGGTTTCAAGAATGGGCATGAGCGGAATACCGTATTGTTTGCCAGCGTAGCGGAACACGACGTGGTTGCCCGGGTCTTGTAACAGGAACTCTTCAATCGGCACGTCCTGTTGCCCCACAATGTCAAACACGGGCTCTCTTGGCACTGCAGGAGGGTTGGACGGCTTCCGAATGGTCATGGTGAATTTGGGGTGTAACATGGGGTCGTCTCTGCCATCCAAGGTTGAACCTTCAATTTCTGAAAAATCAAGTTGGCGGCGTTCAATGTCTGGCGGGGTGGCATCCACCGTGCGTGCGTCGTCGTCGTACATACTGCGTGCATCATCCTCTTCCGCAGGCGGTGTCGGCGTAAAGGGCGGCGGTGTCTCCATAGGAGCAGGAATCGGTGTAAAGGGCGGCGGTGTCTCCATAGGAGCAGGAACCGGCGTAAAGGGCGGCGGTGTCTGTGCCTGAATCGGTGGTGCCTGAACCGGCGTAAAGGGTGGCGGTGTCTCCATAGGAGCAGGAATCGGCGTAAAGGGCGGCGGTGCCTGTGCCTGAACCGGCGTAAAGGGCGGCGGTGCCTGTGCCTGAACCGGCGTAAAGGGCGGCGGTGCCTGTGCCTGAACCGGCGGTGCCTGTGCCGGCGTCCCCCTCAACAGGTCCCGTATAGCGTTCATCTTATTAGTATATGCGGCAAGATTTGTGAAATCATGTGTCCATTCCCTACAAAAATGTGGGGAAAGCATCTGATCATGGACATTGCAAGGTGTGCGCCTCTCAGCATTCGGTCCTCCAGCAACATATATCGCTTCACAAAAGACCTCGTCAAGAAGATTGACATGGTGGCGTATGGCGAACCTCAAATTGTCATGTTTGGCAGCGGAAACAAGAAGGGGTACACGCTGGTTCAGTTGATTGAAACGTCAAACATCACTGCGCACTTTGTTGAGGAAACCAACGACATGTATCTAGACGTGTTCAGCTGCAAAGACTTTGATGAGCACGTTGTGGCAGGACTGATTGCCAACTATTTCTCGCCGGAAAACCTTGAATCGCGGATAGTGACGCGTCAGGCAGAGGTGGTGTGGCGAGGTTAAAGATATGGTTGCAGTTAAACATATAGATGGACCAACGACTGGTCAAACTGCTCACATTCCTGGTGGATGGACACCACACTGCCCGAATTGAGGCGGCGTACGCGGACCTGGCCCCCGCCGAAAAAGATTGGGTGGACGCACGCCTGGACGACTCGCCAGAAAAGGCACGCGACGACTACATGGCAACGTACACCCCCGAACGCCCCAAGCACGAGTTGTTTGTGTGGCTGGACAGGTTCCTGCGGGCAAACACGTTCCAGCACCTGGCGTACGACACAGAATACCTGCGGTGGAACATTGCACGGTGTAGAGAGTCTATGAGTGCGGAGGATACCGCATGGATAGATGCCCGGTTCAGTGTGGATACGCTGGTGCGCAGGGAGGTGTACTCAAAGGAGGACGTGTACGCAATGTACCTTGCGTGGACAACCCTAGAGTAAGCGAAAGTTGGTTGCGTCCTTTGGGTAGAACGGGTCGTTTCCCAGTTTGTCGCTCTGGTAAAAAAAGGGGTACTTGTAGGCGTAAATGTTGAATATGGGTTGGAGACGCGACACTGCAACGTCGGGAAAGTACCCGTTGCTCTCATACACAATCTTTTTCATGACGTCCATCACCGCCTTCTTGAACCCCTTTGTAATGAACATGATTGCGTGGGCACCCAGCATGTTCCACACCCGAACGTGCGTGTCGTTCAGCACCTCCAACTTGTAAGAATCGTACCCCAGTGCCCAGTTTTCGGTAGGGTGTCCGGCGTACTTCCCATACCCTAAATAAAAACCGTCTGCATCCGCCGGAACGTCCAGCACGTCCAGGCGCTCGACCCACTCACACAACTCGACGTCGTCTTCCAGCAGGATGAACGGCTCGTCGTTGTGGCAGTGTGCAGCGATTGCGTGATACGTTGCCTCTGCCAGGCAGCGAGGATACGCGTCCGTGCCAGACTTGTACATGGACACGTTCTTGAACCCTAGTTTTTTTAAAAAGTCAAACATGTACACCTTGCGTTCCCTGTACTTTTCAGTGTGGTCCGGGCAAATAAACACCACAGGAACATCCAACAAGGAAATGTGGTTCATTTAAATATGCTACATGTTCGCGCTGAAAATGGATTTTAGGACAGCGCACGCCATACAACACAACTAGCATGGAAACTGCATCAGGAATCAGGTACTCGCTCGTATCTGCGCGGGCATTGGCAGACCTACCTGTGTGGAAGGGACAGCGACTTGTGGACGAGGACCATGTGAGAATTATCTATGAGAGTTTGAGTGGAAACATTCGCAAACTGTCATTGACGCCGTATGTTGTCGCAAACATTGTGGACTCTGAGGGGGCGGGACATCGGTGTGTGGTGGACGGTCAGCACCGATCGCACGTGCTACGCATGTACTTCCGCAACATCCACGCCGAGGATTTCATGGTGTTGGTGGGTGAGTCCACCGTGTATTCCGAGGAGGACGCCATTCAGTTGTTCAAGGACCTAAACCGCACCAAGTCAATTTCGTGGAAGCAGGATCCAGTGCTGACTGCAAACACGTACATTGAGGCACTTACTGCTGCCTTCAACACGGATAAAAAGAAGTTGTTGATTCGTCCAGGAAAGACGACGAAACCCTACATGTCCGTTGATAAACTGCGGGATGCTTTGATTTCCAAGCGGGTGTACGACTGGAAGCAAACACCATCCGAGTTTGTAGAGTACGCAAAGGTCAAGAATGAGGAACAAATTTTATATTTGGAGTTTACGGCGGTGTGTACAAGCACGCAGCAGCGTGCGCTTGACAACAAGTTCGCTCTGGGATTGGACGACAAGTTCTCGTGGTTTTAACCACAGGGGCTGTGAACGTCGCTCTTCAAGCGGCAGTCGCCCGAGGCGCACTTGATGTAGCCAGAGGGGCACGGCTGGTCAACGCGGGAATCAGGGTTCTTGAACGACTCCAACATGGGGCGTATAACCTTGTATGCAACCCAGTTGAGCACTGCAAAAAACAGGCCAGCAATCAGGGACTTTTCTAGCAACGTGCCTGGGAAATTCAAATGAACGCCTGGCACCAGCAAAATAAACAACAACGCCTTTAGAAGAAGGTTAACCCACATTTATCTTCTTCTCGAGTGATTTTTTACACGTCGTACGTCTGGTGCCCCGAGGGAACGCAGTCGCCGCCCTCCGTCTTGGTGTAGCCGTTGGGGCACGTGGGTCCGTAGTTGCCGAAACCCTCCCGCATCCGCCAGTACAGCGTCATGACCGCGGACGCTGCCACTGCAAACAGGGCCGCATGAACGACCAGCACCGTGCCTGCACTCCCCTTTGCAGGCAGACGCACGAGAACACCTGGCACAAACGCCACAAACAGCAACACGCTCAATACAAAACTACCAACGTCCATTTTACTCTTTCATAAAGGTTTTCTTTACTCATCCAGAGTTTTTGCAGCGTACGGGCAGGTGGAGCACGGTTTCTTTGCCACCTTTACCGACGAGTATATGGTGAGTCCGTAGAGCACGACGGGAACCAACAGCGCGAGCACCCACAACCACTTCATTTTATGATACGCCGTTATTTTTTGTAAGCGTTTTCATCCTGCCACACGTAGATACACACAAGCATGGGCATTCCCTTTTATTTTGCGTCCCTCTTGAAATCGCACCGCGGCATCTCTCGCCCCGTGAAGCAGCGGATGGAGGTCGACGTGCTGGGCGTGGACTTTAACTGCCTCATCCACCGCTACATTGACGACGCCAACCCGATTCACTCGGTGGTGGATGCGTTCGCCCACATATTGGAGGCGTTCTGTCACCCCAAGCAGCTTGTGATTGCAATGGACGGCATTGTGCCCTACGCTAAAATCGTCCAGCAGCGGTATCGCCGCATGCGCACACCCGAGCACGAGTCCCCCGTGTTTGACCGCAACCAGATCTCCCCCGGCACGCCGTACATGAAAGAACTGGAGTCGGCGCTTCAGCACCGGTTTCCGTACGCCATCATGAGCGGCACCCTGGAAGAGGGAGAAGGTGAGCACAAACTCATCCAGAAACTCCGGGTCATGGATGCGTCCCGTCGCAGGTCCGTGTGTATTTACGGACTAGATGCGGACCTGATTTTGATTGCCTTACAGCACTCGGGACTGGCAGAGCACATGTCCCTGCTGCGAGAGAGCGGAGAGTTCAACGACCCGAAACTGGACGTTGCCGAGTTTTCCATGCTGGACATTCACTCCCTAAAGGAGCAGCTTCCCATTCCCATTGACCAGTACGTGGCCATGAGCATCCTGTGCTTTGGAAACGATTTCATGCCTGCCCTGGGCATGTTTTCGTTGCGGGAGGACGGGTACCAGCGTGCGCTGGCAATGTACGAGGCTGCAGGCAAACCCGACCTGACAACGTACGAGGGCCGAAACACGTTCCTTGACGTGGCCGAGCGGAAAGAGTTTCCAACGTTCCAAGAGCGAATCAAACTGCGGCGGCGACCCGAGGAGAAGGGCATGTTTGGACGGGACGGCGCACACTTTGAGCGGCAGTACTACCTCCACGTGATGGACGGCGTTCAATCCACGAAACCCGTCGTTGACGCATTTTGGACGACATTTCATTGGACGCTGGCGTACTTCCTCACAAGTGAACCCGTAAACTGGGACTGGGTGTACCCTTACCCCGACGCACCTCTGCTGCGTACGCTAATGGCATACGAAGGCGAAGCGAAACCCGTGCCGGCCCCTAGAACGTATGGCATCGGAGACCAACTCCAATTTATCCTCCCATCCAAATCCTGCAGACTAGCGAGAAGGCCGGTGCGTTTCCCCAACGAGGTGTACGCCGCCACTCGGCATCCTTGGATGAAACGCCACGAGTGGGAAATGAAACCCCGCATATCGCTGCCTTGGCACCCTACCGCTGCTGCGTCAACCGAAGTCTGCCCCCTTTGAATCCAACGTGGACGCTTGGACTGGATGACACGCTGGCAAGTGTGCCGGTCCCCGTCATTAGAGACTGGTAACCCTGCGCTTCATCAATAAACTCAAGCGCGTTTGCATTCATGTCAAACGACGCCGTTGAATCGTCGGATTTTGTACCCCAGTACTCGTCGTTGATGCGCCGCAACTCCCGCACCTCTCCCAAGTGCATAAACCCCTCACCGCTCATGTCACGACTCCAGTTACGAATCAGGTACTCCATGTACTTGGCGCGGTACGTGCCCGCTGACGTGTGCTGCGTGTTTGACCGAAACATATCCAAGCACGCCTGTACCGAATCCGGTTTGGGTTTGTTCAGACGGCGGTTTACGGTGTTGTGCGCCCGGCAAATAAACAGGAAAAAATTGAACCGACTCGCGTCCCAATCTGGGTGGGTCCGCATGTAGTTGGCAAATATGATCTTGAAATGATTGTGGCACTGCGGGCAACTCAAACTGTCGCGGAACAGCACCATGAACCGTTTTAGAATCTGCTTGTCTGCAGACGATGGATTTTCGGGATACAGCAGGGACACTGAGTGGAGGGTCATCCACCCAAGAGGCCCCCAAAGACTTGTCATGCTCCACGTTAATTTACTCCAAGGAAATGAATCCTGCGATTGCGCCGCCTTCCAGCATGTCCCGCATCAGACTGGGCGGCGTGTTCTTGTTCTTCAGCAACCCATGCTTTTCAACCAACGTCTTGACTCTGTCGTTGGTGTACCCTGCCACCAGCTTCTTGATTGTCTTGCGCCGTTTGCTTGCACCCTTGTCCGTCATGATTTGAATAGTTTGACGCTTGGCAGTCTTTTTTAACGGCGGAGACTTTGCCGGATTTGCCGTTGGCTTTATCTTCAGAATCCCCCGCGGGTATGTTTTTTGCGTCTTTCGTTTCCCTGCTTTGCAACCTGGGGCAGCCGTGCGTGACGGAACCTGTGAAGTTTCGTCCAACTTTGTGATGGTAACCTTTTCCATGGTCTGCTCTATTAAAAACGAATCAAGATTTGATTTCCGGAGTTTGGCACTACAATAACTACGATGGAGTGGAAGGCCATCCGCTCATATTTTAGCACGCAGGGGATTACCCGGATGGTGGAGCACCAAATTGAGTCGTACGAGGACTTCATTCGCAACAAGTTGCCGCTCATCGTGTCCTCGAACGCGCCCATTGTGGTGTGGCACGAGCAGGATGAAACCACAAAGAAGTACAAGTACGAGTTCCGCCTGACGTTTGAGAACATCACGTACATGAAGCCCCGGATTCAGGAGGCGACTGGGCGTGTGAAGCCCATGTTCCCGCAGGAGGCCCGCGTGCGTAATTTCACGTACTCGGCCCAGATGTTTTGCGACGTGCGGTTTGTGGCGCGCACGTACAAGGGCGACACGCTGGCAGAGTACGACGAGAGCATGCGCGTGTTTTCAGGGGTGTCTTTGGGCAAGATTCCCGTTATGCTGGGGTCGTCGCTGTGTATCCTGAACGACTACCCAATGAGTCGCGAGGAGACGGGCGAGTGCCCGAACGACCCGCTCGGGTACTTTATCATCCACGGCAGCGAGCGCACCATCCTGTGCCAGGAGAAGGTTGCAGACAATCGCATCATGGTGTTCTTCAACAAAAAGACGGCGTCAAAGTACACGTACTCGGTGGAGATGAAGTCGCTGCACGAGTCGTTCACGACGCCTCCAAAGAAGCT